GATTGATAAGAAAACAGCCGAATGGATCGGGACGGAGCACGAAAAGTATTTGAGACCGGAAACATTGTTCGGAAACAAATTCGAAGGTTATCTAAATCAAAAAATAAACCCTAAAAAACCTCAAACGATAGAAGAACACAATGAACGATTCTGGAAAGAATTTGAGCAGAAGGGGGCAGATTATCAAGCAGACTTTGGAGACTCTTTGCTCAACCTTTCACATGAAGATGGAGAATAACCTACTGCGCGGATGGGCTCTTGGTTTAAAAGGAGTTCATGAGGATATTATCAACAAAAACCTTGGAAGCTTTATTCAGGACAAACCGAACGGTTACAAACCGGTTCCCGGGGAATATGTTAAACATTGCAAAGATTCAATTAAATCGGAAAAGGCTTCTGAGTACTTGGAAGAAATAGCAAGAGAGTCAAATACGAACTTGCTTGAAGATAAGGCGAACGATAAGAAATCACTGGGATACATACAATCTAAACTGCTTGCGGCAAAACTGAAAAATGAACAAATAACCATTGCCGAACCTGAAGAGCAAAAAGATTATCCTCATCTCAACATTTCTGAAAACTGCGATAAAACTGGAAATGCTGTTTTCTATGCGTGCCCCGGTCATGTTGATTCTGATCATTTCAGGGCTCAAGTTAAAAAACATTTTGACGCCTCTCCAATGCAGATCAAATACGTTTATCGAAGAATGAAGGCATGTCCGATCAAGAATGATAAGGGGCAAACTGTTCGGATTGCCAACCGTTTTTTAAAATGCGGACCTGCGGAAGAAGGAGCCGCCGAAATCACAGAAGGATACTAATGGATAAAGTGTATAAATTAATTATTCCAATTCGTTATCAAAACGTTCTCGCAAAACATTTTTCTGAATATGATGGAATGACGTTTGTCCCAACCAAAAACGATAATGAATTTACTTTACAACCGAAATCAGAAAGGCATTTTCCTTTAATTGACATTCCCATAGAACTACAACCGATTTTGTTACACGAAATTGAAGGTGATCCGATTAGTGCGGAGAAATTAGAAGGAAGAAAAGAACGCGATCATGAATTAAGACGAGCGCTTAAGTTGGCGAGAAAAGCTTATTCAAATTTTTTCAACCCATCTGTCACATCAGAAGAATTTGATAAAACACTTCAAGAACTCTATGAAGAACTGAACAACTTATACCCCCACTGGAAAAACAATGATTCTAGGATTTAACAGAAGATTCGAACCGGTCCTTCCTGTTGTGGGAGACGGAACTAAAATTCACACAATGAGGGAAGATAAAAAGAACCGGTGGAAACCTGGCATTAAGATCCATATGGCTTTTGGTGTCAGGACAAGAAACTATTGGTGTTTTAATGATCAGGATGTCTGTAAGTCAGACCAGAAAATTGAAGTTAGATACAAAAAGGAAAATGGTGAACGATTAGTGATAATCGATGGGCACTATTTTTACTGCAGGCGTGAAAATCTTTGTATCTATGGTTTTGAAGAAATGAAACAGTTAGCCAAAAACGATGGTTTCGAATCGGTAGAAGACTTTTTCAAATGGTTTAACAAGGACGCGACTTTAAAAATAATCCATTGGACTGATTTTAGGTATTAAAATGAAAATATTAGATGTCTGTTGTGGCGGTAAGATGTTCTATTTTGATAAAAGCAATTCTGATGTCGTTAGCTGCGATATCAGAAGAGAATCAAATCTACAATTCGCAAGGAACCGTGTTGTCAATATCGACCCTGATGTGATTTCCGATTTTAGAGACCTTCCGTTCAAAGATAATCAATTCAATCTTGTGATCTTTGATCCTCCGCATTTTAACCGAGTTGGAGATAATGCCTACATGGCAAAGAAATACGGAAAGCTTCCAAACGATTGGAAAGAAATGATCAAGAAGGGATTTGATGAATGTTGGCGAGTTTTGGGGACTGGTGGAACGCTCATTTTCAAATGGAATACCGATCAGATATCAATTCCAGCTGTGATGACTTGCTTTTCTAGAATGCCGTTATTAGGACATAGAACGACAAAAAACTTAAAAACTCATTGGCTAGTGTTTTTTAAAAGTTAGGTAAAGTATGAATAACGAATGGACAACCCCAATCGAATTGTTTAACGAGCTCCACGAAGAATTTAGATTCAACCTGGATGCTTGTGCCTCGGATTGGAATCACAGGTGCGCGAATTATTTTACTGAAGAGGATAATGCGCTTGAAAAAGATTGGTACGAATATGGATCAATCTTTATGAATCCTCCTTATTCTGGGCATCAATTATCATCCTGGGTAAAAAAGGCATATAAGGAAAGTCAAAAATGTGGCTTTGTAGTTTGTCTTATACCAGCAAGGACGGAAACAAGATATTTTCATGATTATTGTCTGAAATATGGAGAAATACGCTTTGTTCGTGGAAGAATCCATTTTACCGATCAGGAGGGAAAAACCGGAAGGCCGAGATTCGGATCCGTTGTTGTCATCTTCAGGTCAGGACAAACGATCGGTTTTCTTGGAAAACCATTGAGATATGTTGGAGGAAATTAAAACATGATTAATAAAACATTTGATTATTTAATTGGCATTGATCCGGGAGTAAAAACCGGTTTTGCGGTTTATAACAGATTAACTAAAGAATTCATCACTTTAAAAACGGGTTCGATCATTGAGATTATGTCTTTGATCAATAATTTTAAGTCATCGGGTTATGATTTCAAAATTTACTTTGAGGATGCCAGACAAAGAAAATGGTTTGGATCAAAGGGACGCGAAGCTCTCCAAGGTGCCGGTTCAATCAAACGTGACTGCAAGATTTGGCAGGAGTTCTGCGAATTTTATAACCATAAATTTGAAATGATCCCACCATCCGGAAATAAAACAAAAATGGATGCAGATTCTTTCAAGCGATTAACAGGACATCAAGAAAGAACTAATGAGCATTCAAGGGATGCCGGGATGCTGGTTTTCGGACGTTAAGAAGCATAGAAACCAAGGAAAATATGACACAATTGAACTCTGATTTGATGTTGGCCCAAATGACAAAAATGGAAATCTCTCCGGCAGATTTAGCTGCTTATTTGAATACAACAAAACAAACTGTCTGCCGGTACCTGGATGGTACATATTTTCCTAAAAAAAAGCAGACGCTTGAAAATATTTCTAAACGTCTCAAAATTCCAATGAATGAGTTAATAAAAAAAGGAAGAGCGAAAAGAGTTTCTTATAACGATTTAAGTTATGTTTTTACAGAAGAGCTTTGCGAACGCGGTCAGGATTTTAAGCATACAGAGCGTGAAACAGCATTAATATCGGCCATCGTTAAAGTTATAAATCAAATTTGAAATTCTGAAATTCCATAGAAAAACTTCTGGTTAAAATCGTAGGTTACCTGGTTCTTTTGAAATGGCGATTCTTTTTATTTTTAACGACTTTCCCTTACAATCCGAATTTAAAACGAAGTCCGGTATTCACTGCGTGAAATCCGTTTTCTTTATCAGTTGCAATTGGGATCGCTGGAACTTGGAAACAAATTATGGGATTTATCCGGATAAAGCCAAGGAATGAAAAAATTGACTAAACAAGAAAAAGAACATTTTAAAATGGTGAAGGTTCCCATTTCTAAACTTCCATTTGTTATGGATCTTTTAATCAATGATACCGATCCGACGATTTTGAAAGAATTAAAGAAGATTGAAGATTTTCTACATTGGGCAAAACATAAAAAAGGGATCTATCTTTGCGAATGGTTCGATGGCCATAATGATATGTATGCTAAAATTCCCAAGGGATTCATTGCTTATGCGGGCGGTCTGAAAATGCTTTATGAAAAATATTGGAAAGAAAAATAGAGCAATTAATAACATCAAGTTGAGAAAAACCATGTTGAAGTTCAGAGTTTTTGATAAATTTAATCATTGCTTTATGTATTCCGATCAGTTTTCCAGTTTGGCCGGATTCTTTGATGACTTCCTGTCAGCTAAAAATGGGGGAAATAATCCGATCCTGGAGCAATGGTCCACTTTCCACGATACTGAAAACAAGGAAATCTTTGCAGGTGATATTGTTACCAACGGATCCTTAAATTTCCTTATAGTTTTTAATAGGGGATGTTTCTGCGCCCAAAACGAGGCTGGAAACATTTATACTCTTTTTGATTTTTTTGGACCCCACTGGAGAGGAAATGCCTCTATCAGTTGTAGGAAAATTGGAGATGTTCATTTTAACAGGGAACTTTTTAAAGGGAAGTATGAACGCTGAAAAGTATTTTGAATTGAAAAAATCAATAATTGATAACGGATATCAAGCTGATATTGAATGGTCTGAAAACCTGAAGCCATGTGAAGATATTCGAGATTTTCTTTCGGAATATATTTTCGTTGTCTGTAATTCTGGGATGAAAGCACAAATCGCTAGGGGAATATTCAACAACGTAATCTTAGCCATGGAGAGTGGTATTCCGATTTGGCATGTTTTTAAAAATTTTGACAAAGTAAATGCCATCAACCTCGTTTGGGGCCTAAAAAATCATTATTTTAATGAATATTTAAAAGCAAATGACAAATTTGAGTTTTGCTCATCAATGCCTTATATGGGAAAAATTTTAAAATACCACTTAGCCAAAAATCTTGGGATCGATTGCATTAAGCCTGATAGACACCTGGTTCGAATAGCAAACGATTTTGAAACAGATCCTTTTTCGATGTGCAAAAAGCTTTCTGATACCACGGGAGATAGATTGGTAACTATCGATACAGTCATTTGGAGAGCTGCAAATTTGAGATTAATCTAAGATAGGTTTAGTCGATGAAACTAAAAAAACTATTTTACGTTTTAATTCTAAAACCGCTGATCAGAAGAAATCTCAAATTGAGATATAAATCAGCGGTTTTACGTGATGGAAAGCACCCCGATAAATGGTATTGGGCAGATAAGCTTTCCATGGATTGGGGCTTTTATGATGTAAAATTTGAGGAGATCGATTACTCAAAGGTTTTTAATCCCTGGTATAAGAAAATAATTTCCAGGGGAATGAAAGTTTTTAACAAGATTATGCAGAATTTTAAACTCTTTTAAGGGAATCAAAATGGATTTAGAGCGATTAGCATTGTTAAGCGTTTTCAAGTTTATGGCATCAGCGATAAACCAGTCCGATTATAATTCATCGGACTGTGCCCTGCATGTCAGAGTTGAAAATGGTGTTTGTATTTTTACTTCCGGATATGGAGGGATTTTCAAAAGGACCAAACTAACGGTTCAAAACACTACAACAACCCCGGTTGAAGAGGTAAAAGATCAAAAGTTTCTTATTCCCTACGGGGTTATGTCATCATTTAAAACAATGATGAAGGAGGATAAGAAAAAGGCGAAAAAACTGAAGAAGGGGGATTCCAACTTCCTCCACGTTTTTCTTTCACCGGATTGTCTGGAATCTTTTGACTCGCAGGTAACCTATGAACAGCCAAAATATCCGTACAAAGATATTGAAAACGAATTTAATATCAAACGGGAACTGACTATCAATAATTTACCTTTTATTCCAAAAAACTTGGCAACCGCCCTGGAAGGATTCGATTCGGGCAAAATAACAGAGTTTAACGTTTGTGGAGACAACCAGACAATTTACTTGTTTCAAGAATCGACCGGATTTGAAGCTCTGATTTTGCCTGCAGTGAAAGAAAAGGAGAAGGATCCAAAAAAATCTGGACAGAAAAAGAAGTTTTAGGTAAGTTTGAATCTGCTTTTAAGGTAATGCCTTATCAAACACCAGCCGAAAAAGCCTGCTTGCTTAGCTAAACTCAAGCAGGCTTTTTTTATTTGCGGTATTCCCTGACAAAATCAGCATTGCAGTAATCACATAACACCATATTACCAGGATCTATAAGAATCATTTTCATTTAAAACTCTCCGCCAATGTTAAAAAAAGTTGGGGTGCATTTTACCCCAAAAAACTAACTTTAAATTCCGGATTCTCGATCTACTGCATCAGACAAACGTCTATGACCGTTTACCATTTTTTGAAGAAAAAGCATTTGATCTCTTGGATTTACTTTTTCGATATCTTCCAATACCGAGATAACAATATCCCATAATGATTCCGGCTCTTCTTCCTCCGAGAAATTGATAGAGACGATTTCCTTTAATTCATCATGGACGCTTTTGGCCTGTTGCCATGCGTCGGTTAACCTGATTGAAAGGTTTTTTGATGGACTGATAAGGTTTGCAATGGATCCGGCCTTCCCACGGATTTGATCAATTTTTTCTAAGATTTCGTTTTTGTTCATTGTTTCCTTTTTGTTAAGCACATTGACGGCGCTTTCTGACTCGGCTAAAACCGATATTCGGTTTTAGTTGCTCCTATAACGCCGCCAATATGCCCGAGTAATTTTTTGTTTCAGTTTTTTAGCTTCCTGAAAGGGCAAAACAGAATAAACTTTATCTTTTCTGAGTTCCCTGGGCGAATTAAAATTTTTCATTTGGGATAAAATATCCCTAGCATTTTTTTCGATTCTGAAATTTGAAGCCCGATAGATATTATCTTGAAAGTCCTTTAGTTCCCCGCCGCGATAATATTTTACAGGGGTTGAGTCATCATCTTTAGAATATTCTACTATAATAAATGACGCCATTTACACTCCATTTTCGTTTGACAGCCCCGGCAGGCAGCCGCTCACCAATTGGGCGCGGTGGTTTGCATACGCCTTCGCGGGGTTTGGTTGGGTTGGTTAAAATATGCCGTCTAGTCTGAGCAACTCAAATAAATCTGTTTTCTCGAATTTTTCTTTTGAGATAACGATCTGTCGGCCCCTATCAGGAACACATCTATATTCCCTGCCATCTTTAGACAGCCAGAATCTACGGCATCCCCTGTTGTACTCGTATTCCATATCAACGAGCCATTCTGGTTTTTCTGGAATTTCTGGAATTTCTATTCCTTCTTCCTCAAGAATTTTTTTTGCCCGGTCAGTCAAGACAAAATGATACATCCCTGCAGACAATATTTTACCAGAAACGGAACCATCTCTGATCCCGTCGTTAGTCCCGGCTCCATATCCATCTAATGAAGTGGATACCGGGATCATGACTTTGGTTATATCATGATCGAATGAAATCCCTTCTGATACAATCCCTTCAGTAATTTTTTTCGGCCATTCACAGGCCTTGTTTAACTTTTCAATTAAAGATTTCATTTTATCTCCTGTTTGTGTTAATGATTAGTTAGCCGGATTGCTCCGGCCATTTTTAAATAATCTCGTAAGTCATCCCCCGCCTTACCGCATCCCTCGCGGCAGCTTTCAGGCATGCATCATACGATTCTCGGATAATCGTCGTGATCCATCCGTTTTGCCATTTAATTTTAAGTTCGTGCATTGGTTCCTTTTTGATAGCCGGATTGATCCGGTTGTAAAACAAAAAAAGGCGAGCCAATCTCGTTAGAGACCAACTCGCCTTTGATTTGCCCTTTCGGGCTATTCCGTGACGTGGCACTTTCCGGCAGTTCCCGCCGTTAAAATTAATCTTTTTCAGAACCTTCTTCACAGGTTCCGATCATGTTTACGGCAGACATAGCCGCGTACATGTCCTCAAGTGAAGACTTTCTCAAAAAGTCCTCAAACTTTCGACGCATTTTTTTAGCGTCTAAAAAAACTAGTCCTCTCCCAACACAATGAGGAGAACCCTTTAAAAACCTTATTGGAGACGCAATCTCGTCCCCATGGACTTTCAAAAAGTCATCTAAATAATTCCCTTCCGAAGAAGGGTTTAAATTATCGCTCATGTATGAGCGATTAGCGCGGCCCATTTCGTGGGCTACGCAGGAGAGAAAACTGTCATTCCCGAACCATGACATGTTTTCTTTTTCGGAAATTTCACGGATTTCAGAAAAGGTCAAATTGTATTTAGAAATCATATCGCTCCTTTGCCCTTCTGGGCGTTGGTGTGATTCCCGGAATCAGCCGGGCCTGTACTCGATGATCACAACACTCCTTAAATGCTCTGATCATGCCCGGAACTTGTCCGGGCTGGTTGGTTAAGAATTTTTCAAAACCCATTTTCTTGCGGTTGACCATTTAATTCTCAATTCGTTCATAATTTTACTTTTGTGAGCCGGATTGCTCCGGCTTGTTGGTTAAATTAAGATTATTCTGGCTTCTCTATCTTCACAGCTGGCAACAAATTCTTCAGCTTCTTCGATCGTTTCAAAATCAGCGATTTTATTAATTCCATTTTCTGAGTATTCAACTTGATATTTCATTTCAATCTCCTGTTTGAGTTATTAATAATTAAGTTATCTTTACTATTGCTTTTTCTGTGCCAAGTGCCAAAAGAATAATCATAAAAAACTAAACCCTCTATTTACGCTGTTCCGCGAACAGTCAACGAATTCTTGACAGTTGAAAAAATCACCCAATTTCAACCACGATAATCGATTTGATTGATTATCGATTATTGCATGCACGATTTTAATCGATTCTGGCTGATCAATGCTCTAAAATGGACGAAAATCAATCATGACCGTGGACGATTTCAACCACGTGTGATCGATTTTTAATCTGCACCATCAAAAACAGGGGAAACTTGATTTTCTGTGTCAAATGGGTTTAATGTATGATCAACAGATAACTAATCCGAAAAAAAGAGGTTTGAAGTGCCAGACCAGGAAAATAACAGTTCTAACGGACGACCGACAAAATATAAACCAGAATATGACGAGGTTGTTTACAAATTGGCAATGCTTGGATTGATTGATACGGAAATAGCTGAATTCTTTGAAGTTGCTGAATCGACAATCAATTTATGGAAACTGAATCATCCAAGTTTTTCGGAGTCCTTAAATCGTGGAAAGACAATAGCAAATGCTGAAACCGCTGTCAGTCTGTATAAACGGGCGAATGGCTATGAACATGATGATCTGCATATTACTAATTATAAAGGGAAAATAACAAAAACAAAGATCATTAAACATTATCCGCCCGATACTGCAGCTGCAATCTTTTTTTTGAAAAACAGAACGATGAAACAAAGGTCCGCTTGGAAAGATCGAATTGATAACACTCACTCAAGCCCAGAGGGTGGACCTGTTGAAATAATCAAAACCGTTATCGTGGATCCGAAAAAGAAAAGAGAGAAAGAGGAAACTGAATAGAGGCAAGTGCGAATCGATAGATTCTGACATATCTGAATAATCTCTTTTCTTCATTCTGTCAAAAACTGGAAAGTTAATGTGTCAATGATGACCCAATTTATAATTGTTTCACGTGAAACATTGAAAGGAATAAAATGGCAAAATCAATTAGTCCTAATGTGACTAAACAAGAACGTGACTGGATGGCTGAAGACGATCTCAGAACTCTCACCCGTGCAGAAGAAATCAAAGCAGATCGGAAACGGATGGCAGCTGCAAAGAAAGCCGGAACGAGAGTTTTGAAAGAGAAAAAGCAGGAAGTTAAAAGCATCCAGCGGATTGCCAGAGCTCCCAAAACAGTCCCAAAAAAGAAACGGTCAGGAAGTAAAAAATGAAAACAAATCCCTGTGCAGCTTATCTTGCAGCTGGTTCTAGTGGCACGATTCCTGTTAATACAACAGATGATACCGTGAACGTCGGCTTTGTGGTATATGAAGAACGAGAATCTATCATTACAAGAATTCCCGACTTTGATGAAACACCAGCTTTCGAAATAGAATTTCCAGACCCTTCAGTTGCAATTATTCTTTTGTTATCAGATTTGTATCGGTTTTCCGTTAAACTATCGTCCGCAGTCAGAAAAATATTCTATCGCCGTTGTTTCATGAAGCTTAAGACTTACTCTAATTTGAGGTTTAAGCGAAGATGAAAAGCAAACTGCAGAAATCTCTGATCAATCCTGTCCTTGTTATTATCACAGCTGGATTTTTGATGTGGGTCGGATCCACGCTTTTTACAATCTCCGGCAATCAAAGGGAATTGCAGGCAAAAGTAAACAGCATTGAGAAGGATACCGCTTACCTCCGCTCCAGGTTTGACGATCTGGTGGAATCTCCTCCAAACGACAACAAAACAATTGCGGAACTTAGGAAATTTAATGCAGATAAAAAGGCTTACTAGACGATGGGAAAGACGAGTCAGGGATTTCTGTGACGCTAATTATAGTAAAATACCGGTTGAGCCAGGCGATCTCAACGATTATTCGAGGTGTCAAAATGTAGCAACACATTATGCCTTGAAAAATAGCGATGAAAAGCTAGCTGCTGTTATGTACAAACATCAAAGCGATCCTGATTATGCAGTTCACTTCATCAATTTTCGTGACAATCAATTTATTGATAATTCAATTGGTTGGCGTGCTGAGTTTTATGATTATCGCTTTATACGTTGGGTATATAAAAATGAAATGGTGGCTACCGGTGGAATTCTGTTTGATCTCCAAAAGTATTTTGTTTCAATGGCCACCAGGTTGGAAAGAATATTTGGCAAATTAGAAATATGAGATCGATCAGGCGGCATCATTATCAACGATTAAAGAAACAATCAAAGCTATATTGGTACGGAACTATTAAAAATCCTGTGGAAAATAATAGATTGGGCAAGATCGCAGAAACACCTCACCCCTGTTCTTGTATCGGTTGTGGAAATCCGAGAAGACATTTCAAACAGCAAACAAAAAGGGAATTAATGGTAACTGTTCAATTTGATATTGAAGCTGATGGAGTTATTTTATAAATGGAAAGAAGAACATTCATCACAGGAATAGGATTGTTGACCGGAGTTTTTGTTGCTGCTGGTAATGGAATCAAATTGGTTGCCGATACTGCTAAATCAGTATTAGTTGACAAACCCGGGCTTCGAGTTGGAGATGTATTTACAATTGATGGTGTATATTCAGTAAACAATGGAATCAAAAGCTTGACCAAGTTTCATGTTATCAACTCGTCGGTATCAGATCCATGGGATGATTCTAAAAGATTCAGATGTACAGATGGTTATAATTCACCTTTTGGTCTTGAAGAAGAATATCACCCAGATGATTTTGATTGGTAGTAAAAATAAATGGGCAGAGAGTTAAACATCCAAGTTCCCAGGGTTTTTCAGAAACTTGTAACTGCGCCGGCAAGATATAGGGCCGCTTTCGGTGGCCGAAGTTCAGCCAAGTCCCATACTTTTGCTGATCTCATGATCAAAAGGCATATGTTGGCCAGGACTGACAGCATATGCGGTAGAGAATACCAAAAATCCCTCGTCCATTCCGCAAAGCGCTTACTTGAATACAAAATCAGAAAATACCACCTCGAGGATTATTTCAGTATCAAGGACAAACGGATCGATGCCCCATCCGGTGGAATCATTATCTTTGAAGGTATCCGGGATCATACGGCAGATTCTATCAAATCGTTTGAGGGCTTCGATATTTTTTGGGGGGAAGAAGCAAACCGTTTCTCCCAGAAATCGCTTGACCTGATTCGACCAACAATCATCCGCAAGAAAGGCGCTGAGCTTTGGTTTTCCTGGAATCCCTATCTTCCTACCGATCCGGTTGATTTTTTCTTTCGTGGCAATGACAAGTTTGGAAGAAAGATAGAAGGACATGAACCGCCACCCGGAACTGTGATTGCTGAGTCAAATTTCGAGGATAATCCTTTTCTTGATGACAATGCACGAATTGAGATCGCATACGATAGGCAGCGCGATCAGGACAAGTATCTACATATCTGGAAGGGGAAATATTTAAGGCATTCCAAAGCAGCTGTATTCAAAAATTGGAGAGAAGAGGAATTCGAAGCTCCTGCAGATGCAGTGCACAGACTTGGGGCCGACTTTGGATTTGTTCATCCGGCTACACTTGTGAGATCACACATTATCGGAAGAAAGCTTTTTATCGATTATGAAGCATACCAGGTAGGTTGCGAAATACCAAATCTTCCAGATCTCTGGCGGCAAGTTCCCGGTTCTGACAAGTGGCCGATCATTGCTGATTCTGCCAGGCCGGATACTATCAATTACATGCAAAATCATGGCTTCCCAAAGACCTACGGAGTTAAGAAACCATCGATTGCAGAGGGAATAGAATGGCTTAAGAGTTATGAAATAATAGTCCATCCAAGGTGCAAACATACCATTGATGAACTAACCCACTATAAGTACAAAGTTGACGAAAATACCATTGATCCTGTAACAAATGAACCAGAGATCTTGCCGATCATTGAGGACAAAAACAATCACATTATTGACCCATTGAGATATTCCCATGAAGGACACAGGCGGGTACAAAAAGCAAGGGAAAGACAACGACCAACTGAAGAACCGATCCCAACACACACCCCTTATCGTAGCTGAAAACAATGGCCGAAGAATACGAACAGGAAGAGGAAGAAAGCAGTTCGGATTCCCAAGATCTGCTTGAAATACATGAAAAGGCGTTAAGATCCTTCAACCTATCTGTTTCTCAGTCACAGGAAGAGCGGGAACAATGTCTCGAAGATAGACGATTTTATTCCATTCCCGGTGCTCAATGGGAAGGAAAAGTGGGGGAACTCTTCAAAAACAAGCCGCAACTCGAAGTTAACAAAGTACACTCTTCAGTAATCAGGATTTTCAACGAATATAGAGCTAACCGAATCACAGTCGATTACATTTCCAGAGATGGGGTTGATCGCTCAGAGTTGGCCGATACTTGTGACAGATTATACCGTGCTGATGAACAGAAAAGCCAGGCTTCGGAAGCATACGACAACTCATTTGAGGAAGCGGTTGGTGGCGGGATGGGAACGTGGAGATATAGAGCAGATTTAGAAGATGAATTTGATATCGATAACGAATATCAAAGCATTTACATTGAGCCTATTTATGATGCGGATTCGTGTGTTTTTTTCAACGCCGATGCTATGCGGCAGGACAAATCAGATGCAAGGGAATGCTGGGTATTGATTGCCTATACTCATGATTATTACAAGGACAATTTCGATCTTGATTTTGATCCTGCCGCTTGGCCAAAGGAAGTTAATCAATCTAAATTCGATTGGTGTACTCCGGATAAAGTATACATCGCCGAATACTACAAGGTAGAAATCGTCACCGAAGAAGTTCTTGTTTATGTATCCTCGGATGGTGAAAAAGATTATTACACACAAAAAGAACTGGATGATAATCCTTCCATTCCAGAACAACTTGCCCTGTCGCAGTTCACCTTCACAATTAAGAAAAAAAGGAAGCGAAAGCAGATCCATAAATACTTGATGGGTGGTGATAAAATTATCGAAGATTGTGGAATCATCGCCGGCACCGAAATACCGATTGTCCCAATGTATGGAAAGCGCTGGATTGTTGATGGGATCGAGAGAGTGATGGGCCATATCAGATTGGCAAAAGATATCCAGCGCATTAAAAACTCAGAATATTCCAAATTATTTGAGATTTCAGCTCTAAGTTCAGTCGAAAAACCAATCTTTACACCGGAACAAATGGGGAAACATGGTAACATGTGGGCTGCTGACAATATAACAAACTACCCATATTTGTTCATTGAATCAATCACCAATAAAGATGGCGATGAAGCTCCCGCCGGACCTCTTGGATATACAAAAGTTCCTTCCATTCCTCCAGCTCTTGCAGCCCTGCTTGATATTACAGAAAAGGACATGCAGGATATTCTCATCAATCAGAAAGAAGGGGATAAGCTCGTCTCAAACATATCAGGAGAAGCGATCGAGCGTGTTATGAATCGGCTTGACATGCAATCTTTTATTTATATGTCTAATTTTGCGAAGGCGATGAGAAGAGGCGGTCAGATCTGGCTTTCAATGGCAAAAGATATTTACCGGGACAAGGGCCGTAAAATGATGGCACTTGGAAAAGAAAAATCGGTCGATTACATTGAACTGATGAAGCCTATTAAGGATGAAGAAACTGGTAAAACTATCTATAAAAACGATTTTAGAGATGCAAACTTCGAAATCATGGTTGATGTTGGTCCTTCCTTCTCCAGTAGAAAAGCTAAAATTGTAAGAGAATTAACCGAAGTATTGCAAATGACACCGGCAGGACAGAACCAAGAAACAGCGATCATTCTAACCGCTATGATCATGATGAATCTGGATGGTGAAGGAATGCAAGAAATTAGAGAGTATTACCGCTGGAAACTTATCAAACTGGGCGTTGTTCAACCATCCGAAGAAGAACAGAAAAGACTGACCAAAGAAGCCCAGAATTTGAAACCGGATGCAAATGAGGAATATCTCAAAGCAGCCGCTGAAAATGAAAGAGCGAAATCTATCAATTCTGCCGCTGATACTAAGAAAAAGATTGCTGAAATAGAAAAGATCTTGGCTGATGTAACCGAGACCTTGGCAAATATTGACAGAGAAGATGCTCAGGCAGCAATTGACATGGCGGCAAAAATAAACCAATCTGTAACAAGCGGTAACCAACTGTCCGCAAATCAAACAGTTGAGAATACGGGTAACCAGCCAACTCCTTAAGGCTGAGATTATAGGGGTAGAATATGCCAAACGAAAATTTAGAATTTCCAGATGAACTTGATCTCTCATTAGATCCGAATGTTTCTAATGAAGAAATGGATCAAGAAAAAGGTTCAGAAGGTTCTAATGATTCCGAATCTGAAGAAGAACTCATTATTCCAGGTCAAAAGCCGGAGACAGAAGAAGACATTGATAATGATGATCAAACAAAACAGGCACCCGCCTGGGTAAAAAATCTCAGAAAGGAATTCCAAGAAACAAAAAAAATAAACCGTGAACTGAAAAGAAAACTGGAAGAAAGAAATAAGGATGAGTACGAACAGGAAGAGCTTGGTCCTGAACCAAAGTTTGAAGACTTCGATCATGACGAAAAGGATTTTAAAGCAGCTCACAAGGATTGGGTTTTAAAAAGTGAGCGGATTGAACGTCAAAAGGAAGAGCAAAAAAAAGCCGAAGAAGACAGGGAATCAGAATGGAATCAAAAACTGACTGTCTACCATAAGCAAAGAAATGAACTTGCTCTCGAAGATTTTGACGACCTGGCCGCAGAAGTCGAAGCAAAATTGACCGTTCCTCAGATTGGAATGATCATTGATGCAGCTGAAAACTCCGCTCAAGTAATCTCTGTTCTTGGCGCAAATCCTAAAAAATTGGACGAATTGGCAAAAATTAAAAACCCCGTAAAGTTCGCCTTTGCGGTTGGAAAGCTGGAGGCAGTTTTGGGAAAAATACCGCACAGAAAAAATAAAATTCCACCGGAAAAACGGATTGTTGGAAACGCCACTTTATCCGGGGATGTTCATTCAAAAGAATTGGACCGGTTGCGCGATGAAGCTGCAAAGACTGGAGATACATCCAAGTTATTTGCATATAAACGGAAAATGCGCCAATCCGGTAAATAATACCCCTCTGAAATCCTTCAGAGGGAACTGGAGGATTTATGGCAAATGATTTCTCAAAAGAAGAAATCGTGATGTACGAAAGAGTCCTGGAGAGATTTGAGGACCAACTGATTATTTCAAAAATGATTACGAAATATGATGTTGATCCGGTTCAGGCTGAACGTACTAACGATCAAATCTGGGTTCCTCAACCCTATATCGCCACTGCTGAAGATGGCGAAGATGTAACAGACCTCATCAAAGACACCACTCAATTATCCGTCCCTATTACTATCGGTTATAGGAAAAACGTTGCTAGGAAAATGAAGGCTTCGGAATATAGGGATTCTATTCAAGAAAATAGAATTGCTAATGCAGCTATCCAGGGCCTTTCAAGTCAAATTAATGTTGATTGTTTGGACGTAGCTTCCAAACAGGGAACAATTGTTGTAACAAGTGATTCGGCTTCATCTTCCGCGACAGCCACCAAAACCGGTTTCGATAAAATTGCTGAATGTAAATCCAATTTTCTCGAACAGGGAATTCCTAACATGAATAATTATATCATGTTAAGTTCACGTGATTATTCCGGGATGGCTTCTAACCTGGCTGCTAGAACAGTTCAGGATATTTCAAAAACGGCATATGAAAAAGCCTACATCCAAAAGGTTGCAAATTTCGAAGCCTTTGAACTGGATTATGCAAATCAGTGTGCTGCTAATGCAGCAACCGTAACTATTTCGGGAGCTAATCAGTATCACACACCAAAAGCCACTTCAACCGCGACAACTGGCGAGACTGCAAATTATGATAACAGGCGTCAACAGATAACAGTTGATACGACTACTGGCGTTGTTGCCGGTGATGCGTTTACCGTTGCTGATGTTTATGCTGTTCATCATATTACCAAGCAGTCAACTGGTCAGTTGAAAACCTTCCGTGTTATCAGTGTTGATTCTTCAACCAAGATGACGATCAGCCCCCCGTTTATTTCTAACGGAGGCGGTACCGATGCTGAAGAAGCCTACCAAAATATCAATTCGACTCCAGCTGATGGGGCAAGCTTGACATTTTTGAATTCAACAGCAAAACCGATTAATCCGTTTTTCCATAGTGATGCAATGTATATCACACCAGGTACCATTCCTCTGCCAAAGGATTCCGGTGTTAAGGTGCTGCAGGAAACAACGGAAAATGGTTTTCAGTTGACTTATCGTAGGTGGACGACTGGTTTTAACGATAACATCTATTGGAGATGGGACTTTAAATACGGAATCACGATGGTACAGCCAGAAATGGCAGGAATTCTGTTATTTTCTCAAACGTAGGAAGTGAATGTTAATTGATCACTAAATTAACATTAATCTTTTAAATCATGGGAGATTATAAAATATGAGTGCAACAAAAATTTTCCCCTTCGGAACTAAAAAGATAACACTTTCTGCAAATCAGAAAATAACTCTTTTTACCAAAGGGTCCGCAAAGTTATACAAACAGGTTGGATATCCAAATCATCCGAATACTTTCGATTTGGAGACTACTGTTACAAATACAACCTACCTTTCATCAGCTGTGACTTATGAGACTGTTTATAGGATTGATGCCGATGAACACGAGGTGTATTACAGTACCGGTACGGCTCCAACCGTTGAAATACAAGCCCCGGATACTTCAGGAAGTGAATCAACACGGAATATTTCCGGTGAAGATGCGGCACAGGGTGGGGCACTTGCACTTTCCGGTGGTACTTCGAGTACTTCTGCCAATGCCGGTGGGGCTATTACACTGACTGGTGGGACTCCAGGTGCAACCGGTATTGGTGGAGCCATCACGCTTACTTCAGGCGCAGGTGGTTCAACTTCAGGAGCTTCCGGAGCATTGACAATTGCGACCGGGACGACCACGGCAGGAAGTGGAAGCGCAACCGGAGCAATCACTATTCAATCCGGTGCCGGAGCTGCTTCAGCTGCCGCCGTTGCTGGTGGTGCTTCCGGAGCTGTGACCTTAAAATCACAGAACGGTGGTGCCAACACTGGTGGTGCAACAGGCGAAGCCGGTGGAGCTGGAGGAGCGATCACAATTACTGGTGGAACCGGTGGAGCAACTAATTCAACCGGTGCACATGATGGTGGAGCGGGTGCAAGTATTACCTTAACAGCTGGTACCGGTGGCGCTGCAAGTGCTGGAACTGGCGATGGTGGTGCAGGTGGAAATCTTGATCTGACTCCTGGATCCGGTGGAACTTCATCCGGTGGGACTGCAGGATTAACAGGTCATATCAGAAACCGTGGTGTGATAATGAGAACCCAGGCAGCTCCAACTGCTAAAACAACCGCTGTTACCTTAACAGGTGCAGAATTGTTGGGTGAAATTATCACTGGTACCCATGCAGCTGGAGCGGATGTTGATTATACCCTGCCGACCGGTACGAACATGGATGCGGCTGCACAGATGGCAGTAAATGACAGTTTCGACTGGACATTGATCAATCTGTCTGCAGCTGCAGCTGATACAGTTACGGTCACTGCTAACACAGGTCATACTGTTGTTGGGAATGGAATTGTTCAATCGGCTCATTCAACGACCGGTGAATTGTACGGAAACTCCGGACGTTTCAGAACCAGGAAAACAGCCGCGAATACGTTTGTAACTTATCGTATCGCTTAATCAAAAAACAATGCCGGGCTTGCCCCGGCTTTAACATTTTGAGGAAAAAATGAACCAAAAGCAGATAAAACTGGCGAATAAAGTCGAAAATGAAAAACCGCAAACAATGGGCGAGACAATGCAAAGGGAACTGGATTTCCAAAGGAAACTGCAAAAAGAATCTGAGCAGATTATTGAAAATTGCCGTCAGACCATTGCGGAACGGTTAAGGATTGTGAACCAAACCGAAGGAGCGATTGCCGTTTTATCTGCCATTTTGAACAAACACACTCCAGCTGAAGCTAAAAATAATGCCAGCAAAAATGCGGAAATTGTCGGGAAAGAACAAGGGCAAGGTTAGGGTCTCGACCTCTGGAGGCGTCAAGGCAAAAGCAACGACACCAGCCAAAGGTAAAAAACTTGTCAAGCTCCTCAATGCCATAGATCATGGCTGGAAACCGACAAAGAAAAAACAGGAAAATCTAAAAAAAGGAAATAATTATGTCAATCATGCTCTATAAATACCCTGGACCTGGAAAGGGAAAGCACTTTCTCCACAAAATTCATGTCGATTACATTGTGATTGAACCAAAGGATCTGGATGAATATCTTGATCAGGGCTGGGAAAGATCTCCAAAAAAAGCAAAAGAATTATATGAAAAGGTGGTTTCTGGTGAATTATTCCCGGAAAAAACTAAAAACGATAATCAAGTGAATGCCGACGCTCAGGCGGATAAGGAAGTTAAAGATTTGGGCGATTTTGAGATGAAAACAGAGGTAATTGAACCTGAAGATAAAGTCGAATCTGACAACCCTGAATCAGAGAATGACGTTGAACATTTGTTTGATCCTGAGGCAAAAAAAGTAGATTTAGACTCAAAACCAACTTTTGGTCAAGAGTTGGAAGCTGAAACCGAAGCAAGACCAGAGGTCACGGAAGATGATTTTCCACTTTCCGAAAATGACTATCTTTCCGCATATGATCAGAGTGATCAGGAAGAAAATGACTCCAAACCCGTCGAAGAAAAAGAAGCACCAAAAAAACATGGGCGCAAAAATAAAAGTAAACAATGAGCTGGACCAAAAGACAATTTGTGATTCAGGCTTTTGATTCAATCGGCTTCGGGTCAGACGAATTTGATATTGGTGTTGACAGCCTTCAATCTGCCCTTGTTAAAATGGAAGCCATGGTTGCAATATGGGCTGGAAAGGGGATAAACATTAAATATCCCTTAGCAAGTGAACCAGAAAATGCAAGCCTGGACACAGAAACGAATGTTCCCAGCGCCGCAAATGAAGCCATTTATCTTAATTTGGCTTTAAGAATAGCAGGAAGCCACGGGAAAACAATAACAGCCGATTTGAGAGCCGGTGCCAAATATTCCTATAAAGAGATGATGGCTTTTGCCGTTTCACAAGAAATACCTACTATGCAAATGCCCGAAACAACCCCATTAGGTGCTGGATATAAATCATGGCGAAGTACAAGAAGACCATTTGTTAGTTTGCCGGATGATGATCCACTTTCTATTGATAAGGATGGAAAACTTGATTTTAGGGAGAAATAAAACATGGGTAGTGCAATCAATCGGTTAACAACAACCGACAGCATGAATTCATCCGATATTATTCCAAAGTGGGATGGAAATGACAGCGATGATCGGGGAATTTCATATGCAAACTTACTCACCGAATTAAATGCAGATTTAACCTTTCCCGGGTCATCCAGAAAACCGGAATTTACGAAGCAATATTCTACGCCAACTGCAGGGGCAACTATAACCGTAACAGATGGTGCTGATGATGATTCCAATATGTGGCTTATTATTACACCGGCTGGAACTCTGGCGACCTTAACAATTAAACTGCCTGCTGTTGCCGATTTGGTTGATTTACAAGAAATGCTTATTTATTGCTCCCAGGAAATCACAGCTTTAACTATTGATGTTAATGGGGCAACGGCAGTGATCAACGGACCTTCCGCATTGGCAGCAAATCAGACATTCAAACTAAAATACGATTCCCAGTCAATGAACTGGTATAACATCCAAGCACCCGCTTAACATGCAAATTCCTCTATTAAATGGAATTTATACAGCTCAGAATTCGGATTACAGGACATCTTATCCGGTAAATTTGATCCCTGTGCCAAAGCCCACTGGAATTGCTAATGGATATTTAAGACCAGCATGGGGTCTTGTTTCCAATGGTACCGGTCCTGGAATTGGCAGAGGTGGAATCAATTGGAAAGGTGTATTATATCGTGTGATTGGTAATGATTTGGTCAGTATTGATAGTTCTGGGAACGTTACAACAGTAGAACTTTTTGGATTAAGGTCTTCAATTAATGTTGGGGCAGGACCACAAAAGCCACATTCTGATGGAACTTATGTTTGGGTACCAAACTATACTGATGGAACGGTATCAAGAATAACAATAGCCACAAGCGCCGTTTCAACAATAGCGGTAGGAACGAATCCAATTGCATGTTTTTCAGATACAACCTATTGCTGGGTCAGTAATTTCGGTTCAAACAATGTTACCAGAATAACTATTGCGACTAGCGCAACAGCCAATATCGCAGTTGGGAATGCCCCGGTTGGGATTTATTCTGATGCTTCTTCCGTTTGGGTTGCTAATAGCGGATCTGATACTGTATCAAAAATTGATATTGGCACAAGCGCGGTTACAGACACCATTTCCGTTGGTGATACTCCATGGGGATTAGACGGAGATGGAACCTTTATTTTCGTGGCTAATAGCGGGAGCGGATCAAATACAATCAGTAAGATTTTGAATACAACTGTTCTTTCTACAATATTGGTAGGAACAACTCCAAAATGGCTCTACTCCGATTCAAGTAATGTTTATGTTTCAAATAATGGAAATGATACTGTATCAAAAGTTGACGTGGCCACCGATCAGATTTTATCGACAATTTCGGTTGGTCAAGATCCACTAGACATTTATTCGGATGGAACTTATGTCTATGTAATTTGTGAGGGCGACGATAAAATTAATCGAATCACCATCGCAACCGAATATATATCCTTAATTGCTGTTGGGGATACTCCCAAGGGTTTTGTGATTGATTCGACTTATTTCTGGGTGACAAACTTTGCCGATGATGATGTTACCAGGTTTATCAAAGCTTCCAATAGCTCAATTTCGGGAAGTGATCTTGCAACGTTTGATTACTCTTCTGACTATCTTTCATTAAGTGCGAACAATAAGCTTTGGTTGTATGACGGCACAGATTTGAAGCAGGTCACAGATGCAGACTTAGGAACCGTTATTGACCATATCTATGTTGATGGGTATTTCATGACAACAGACGGTACTTACCTGATTGTCACTGAATTGGCTGATCCCTTTTCGGTGGACCCTGCCAAATACGGAAGCTCTGAAGCGGATCCGGATTCGATCAAAGCACTTTTAAAAATAAGGAATGAACCCTACGCCTTAAATAGATATACTATAGAAGCTTATGACAATGTTGGTGGATCAGGTTTTCCTTTTGCAAGAATCGAAACTTCCCAAATAGAAAAAGGAACCCTGGGAACTCAAACTTGTTGTGTTTTCCTTGAAAGAATAGCTTTTCTAGGAAGTGGCAGGAACGAATCTCCTTCTATTTATCTCGGATATAATGGGATAACCGAGAAAATAGCTACCAGGGAAATAGATTTGATTCTAAAGGAGTATACGGAAACCGAATTATCGACAGTACTCTTAGAATCTGTTCTGGATGAAAATCATCAATTTTTGTTTGTCCACCTTCCCAATGAAGCGCTTGTTTTTGATGGCGCTGCGAGTTCTGATACCGATACTAAGGTTTGGTTTCATCTCACAAGCTCATTAACCGAAACTAAAAGCCAATATCTCGCTAGAAATTTCATATGGGTTTACGATAAGTGGATGATTGAGGATCCGAGTTCAACTAAAATAGGATATATCACCAGCGATTCCGCTAACCATTATTCAAACCCTGTTAGGTGGGAATTTCAAACATTGATTATTTACAATCAGGCAAAGGGGGCGGTCTTACATCAATTGGAACTAGTGGGGTTAACGGGTAGGAATGCCGCCGATACCGAAACGAAGGCATGGACAGAATACTCCATTGATGGTGAAACATGGTCATCAGCAAAACCGGCAAAACTGGGAAAAATCGGAAACAGAAATAAAAGGGCCGTATTTTTCAAACAGGGGAAAATGAGACAACAGAGAATGCAAAAATTTTGGGGTAACTCCATTGCAAATTTTACAATAGCAGCTTTAGAAGCTGAAATGGAAGGTTTGGATGCCTAGTAATAAACTCGGATTACGAAGAGATCAACTTTTAAAAATTAGTTCCGATCCTGACGTGATTAGGCAAATTGAAAAATTGTTTAAGGCTGTTAATGATTTATCAAGGGATTGGTGCTTTTTAACTTTGTCTACAAGTCAAACGGTTAATTTGACCGGTAATAATCATATACAATGGGATGTTATACAAAAAAGTGGTACATTTGACGTTTATAAAGATGATCTATCGACACCAAGTGATTGGGGAAGCGATACAGGACAAGATCTAGGAATTGTCGAGCTGAAAGCAAAAAAAACATATAAAATTAAATCGGGAGTTGGTTTCTCAGCTTCGAGTCCTGGGTATGTTAACTATATTTGTTATGATCGGACTAATTCAGTTAATAGAGGAATATTAGCCCAAGCCATTGCTCCAAGTTATAGCTCCAATGACACAATTACTCCTTTTTCCTTCGCTAAGATTACTCCAACTGCAGATATAAAAATAGAAACGAGAATCATTTCACAAGCAAATGTCACAAGCATCGGTTATGCATATTGCATGATAGAACAAATAAAAAATGAGGATTAAAAATTGATAGAAAAATTAATTTTACAGCATAATCAAACAGAATGTCCCGTCATTCACAGCTTTGGACCTGGAATTTACATCAGAGAAGTAACTTTTTTTAAAGGCATTTTTGTTATTGGACACCGACAAAAAAAAGAACATCTCAACATCATGCTTTCTGGTAAAATTGCGATGATTGACGAAAAAACCTTACAAGTAAATGAAATAACGGCACCACTAAGATTTGTTGGTAAACCTGGCCGTAAAATGGGGTATGTGATTGAAACTTGTACCTGGTTAAATGTCTATTCGACTGATGAAACAGATATTGAAAAACTTGAAGAAATGTTTCTGGATAAAAGCGATGATTGGAAAGAGAACAATCGAGAAATCGAAAGGCTATCTGCAATTATAACTCAATCGGATCGCGATGATTTTCAATTATTTCTCAATGAAGTCAAAAGAACCGATGAAGAATATTCTCTAAATTATGCCAAATTCAAAGAAATTGATGGATATGTACAGACTATTAGGGATTCAGCAATCCATGGAAAAGGCGTTTTCTCAAGTCTTAAGATAAAGGAAAATGAAATTATTTGTCCAGTCTCAATCGATGGAAAACTCACCCAATTTGGACGGTATGTGAATCATTCCATCTATCCCAGCTGTAGACTTAAAAAAGTTGGCGATAATGTTTTTTTAAAGTCAAACTGTGAAATCCCGGGTTGTATTGGCTCAACCAAAGGAACCGAATTAACGATCAATTATAGGTTTTAACATGTCAGGCGCAGCGGTAGCAGTAGGAGCGGCAATAGTAATCTCAGGTTATATGCAATCCGAAGCTCAGAAAAAAGCGGCAGAAAATGCGGCAGACGCTCAGGACGAGGGGACAAAAGCCGCAATTGCAGAACAAAGACGACAATTCGAGGCAATTCAGAATTTACTTAAACCATATGTTGAATCTGGGAAAACATCACTTACAGCGCAGATGGCATTGGCAGGATTAGCCGGTCCTGAATCCCAGCAAAATGCAATTAGTCAGATTGAAAATTCACCTATTTTTAACTCATTGGTAAAGCAGGGCGAACAGGGAATTTTACAAAATGCGTCTGCAACCGGAGGTTTAAGAGGTGGAAATATCCAATCTGTTTTAGCTCAATATCGACCAGCAATGCTTAAAACTGAAATTGAAGATCAATATAATCGATTAGCTTCTATTTCTCAGTTGGGGCAAGCTTCTGCAGCCGGTACAGCTACGGCAGGAACTCAACTGTCAGGCAATGTATCAAATCTATTGTTATCTGCTGGAAATGCACGAGCTCAACAAGCATTATTAACAGGAGCCGCCGACGCTAAATTATGGGGAAGTGTTGGAAATGCAGCCGGTTTCCTGTATGGAGCTAATCAAAATTCCAATCGTAACTTTTAAAAGGTTAAAGACATGCCCATAAATTATGCAGATTATTTTGCCGGGATAAAGACTCCCATTGAAACAGCGATGCAGGGTTATTCTTTAGCCTTATCGGGTGAAAACGCTGCTGAACAGCGAAAAATGAGAGAAATGCAACAGGAAGCAGCAAAGCAAAAGCAGGAAAAAATTAAAAAAGAACAGGATGCAGCTATATCTCTTCAAAAGGAATTAACCGCTCTGACCCAAAAAGAATATGATAACCCTAAACAAAAACTTCAAGACTATTACGATGTTATCACCAGAAACCCTTCTCTTGCCGAGCACTTGAAATATGTAACTCAACCCCTTTCGGAAGAAGTCAAAAACGCCAACGCTGCCAAGTCTCTTAGTGTCTATACCGCTCTTCAGAATGATATGCCGGAAAAGGCAAAGGAAATGCTAATTGAAAATAAGGAAGCAGCAAAGAATTCCGGAAATGAAGAAGAGGCCCAGATGATGCAGGGTTTGGTGGACATGATTGATAATGGTAACACGGAAGCCGCAAAGACAGGATCTGCCCTTTATGCCTCTTATGTGATGGGTCCGGAAAAGACAATTGAAAACTTCACCAAAATTCAGGAAGAGCTGAGAAAACAGGCCCGTGAAGGTTATGAGATCAAGAAAATTGAAAAGCAACTCGAAGCAATGGAATCCGGCGAAATTCCTAAGGATCCTGAAAAGATGTTTGAGGCTGAAAACGGTCTCAGAAAAGAATATGCGGGGCAAACCAAAGATTTCACCACAATTGAACAAGCATACGGTAGAATAAAAGCGGTCGATGCATCACCGGCTGGTGATATTGCATTAATCTTTAATTACATGAAAATGCTTGATCCTAATTCTGTTGTAAGAGAATCGGAATATGCAACCGCCGAGAATGCCGCTGGAGTTCCGGAACGTATAAAAGTCCAATATAACAAACTTTTGAGCGGTGAAAAGTTGGGTCCGGAACAAAGAAAAGATTTTAAAACTCAATCCGGAAAACTTTTCGAAAGCTCAAAAGAACGTGAGAAGGACGTTAGAGAAAAGCTGGTAAAGATTGCCAAACAATATGGTTTAAATGAGAAAAACATTTTTTACGTAGAACCAGAACAGGTTCAGGGGGGAACAGAGCAATCTGGCAATGCCTCTCCGGAAGTTCTTGATAAAATTAAAAACCGTAGCTATATGAGATTCGCTGAATAATGGCAACCTTAGAAGAAAAACTTTATAACGCTTATAGCTCGGGTCAAATGAACGAAAGCGAAAAAGCCCAGTATGAAGCGGATATCAATTCCGGTCTGATAGGCTTGCCTCCTGGAATCTCATTAAAAAATTCAAAAGTCCCTGATTTAATGACTGGCCCGTTCAAATCATCCGGAACAGAAGCAAAGTTTCAATCATGGTATAAAGAGGTTTCTAATCAGTATGATCTAAATCCTGATCCGGACGATCCGCTACATTTCTATGATTATAGATCGGCCTATCTTGCTGGGGCAAAACCAGATAAAAACGGTCATTGGCCTTCTGAATTTAAACGCGAAGGTCATCCGAGATTAATTTTAAATGGAATAGACACGAGAACAGGAGAAAAAGTATCAGAAGATGCAAGAAGCAATATGCCAGGTTTAAAAATTCCCCAAATTTTACAAAAATTCCCCCAAAAGGTCATTGAAGCCTACAGAACCGGTAAGATGTCGGAGGAGGAAAAAAGGCAATTTGAACAGGATTTGAATGCACTTTCTGGTATTCCAAATATTGCTACCTCATTCGAGAAAAAACCAGGTGAATTAGGTTTGGTTGAGATGATTACCGGAAAAGAAAGAACAACGCCGGAAATTGAAGCGACAAAAGATATTACCCTCATGCCCGAGATGAACAGCCTTTCCTTTGATTCGGTTGTTAATGTCCTGGGTTATTTTGTTTCCGATCCAAATGAAGCCGCAAAGATAATAAAATCAAGCAATCCTGGAGTTGTTGTAACAAAAGACGCCAAAGGTAATTTAATGTTACAATCGGCGATTGATGGAAAAAAATACGGAATTAAACCGGGATTCCAGCCAAGTGACATCCCAAAAACTCTTGGCGGGATGGGAATCTATATGATGACAGGTGGTAAAGGAGGACCATTACTTCAAGCTGCAAAAACGGGAATTGTCCAGACAGGAATAGAAGCAGGTCAGGCATTAGCCGGTGGTGAATTTGACGCCGAACAAATACCGATTGCTGCTGGAATGGAATACCTCGGAGGAAAGGCTTTTGGGAAAACTGGCGCTGAAGCCGGACAAATGGCAGGTAAAAAAACTGGAGCCGAAGCAACTAAAGATTTGGTTTCTACTACAAGACAGGCTATTTCCGGAAAAGAAAAAGCATTAAAAGTACTGGCAGAAGAAGCCGCCCCGGATCAAAAAACAATCCAGGCTGCTGAAAGATTAGGCATCGCTCAGTATCTCCAACCCGATCATGTATCGACAAACCAGACCTATCGAGAAATTGCTCAGGCTATAAAATCAATTCCCGGATCAGAAGCAAGAGCAGTAGAACTAAAAGGATATGAAGAGATTGGAAAAAAAGCAGATGATTTGATCAAAGAATTCGGTGGTACCAGGGATTTGAGCCAACTTGATATGACCATCAAAGGAAGGCTTAACGACACTATTGAATCCCTAGAGAAAAAATCCAGTGCCATCTACAAAAAAATCAATAATAAGATTCCCCCCAAAACCGAAGCCCCAGCAACCAATACGATTGAATGGATAGAAGGTCAGATCGATGAACTTGGAGGGATTGAAAATCTTACCAGCGAAGAAAAATTGCTTTATAAACGGTTAAAACCTCAACCAGAACTGACAAAAACGGGAAAAGTAAAAATGAAGGGAGGGAAACCAGTTTATTCAAAACAACCGTCTTATGCCCTACTCGACAGAACCAGGAAAGAAATTGGTACCGGTTTTAGAAAAAAACAAGGTGTTTTTAAGGATGCTGATTCCGGGATGCTTAAAAAGCTTTATAACCTTCTTTCAGATGATCAACAGGTCATTGCTCAAAAACTTGGCGCAGGTGAAGAATTTAGTCTGGCAAAAAAAACTGTAGCATTGAGAAAAGGCGTTGAAGATGATATGAAGGCTATTTATGGAAAGAACCTTCAAAAATCATTGGTTGGTGATCTTTCCAAATCCGTTAAAAAGCTTTCTCAAGGAGATGTTACTGCGTTTAACAAATTACTTAAGGCTACTCCAGAGGATATGAGGCAGGAATTAACCGCTTCCGGTTTGTCATCCGCTTTTGGGGTCACTGCCAAAAATGGTCAATTAAGTTTTAGCAGTTATTCGAAATGGTATGAAGGGCTACTTAGAAATAAAAAAGCTTACAACACTTTAATGGTCAATCTCCCAAAAGAGGCAAGAAAAGGATTATCTAATCTCTACCGAGTATCGAGAGGAATTGCCAGGGCTTCTAAAGAACGCATAACAACAGGAAGATCAAACATACTCAGCGATTTACAGGGAGCCGATAACCTGATTAAAGACATCTACCAAACAAGCAAAAAGGCCGCTATTTACGTAACTGCGAGAAAAGCATTGAGACCTACTGGAATGGTTGGAGAAGGTTTAAGTATTGGATTAGCCAATATTTTAACCAAGGGCAAAAACAATACTGTCAGAGCTGCCGACAAGCTGATATCTTCCCCCGAGTTTATCTATTTAACCAGAAATATCGGGGATAGAAAGGAAGCGGGGGCCATTAGAAGATTAGCAAAAAGTAAACCCTTTAGTGCCTTCATTAAAAAAGTTGCTCCCGATCTTAGCGAAAAAGGGAAAATTGATTGGATTATGAGCTCTATTCAAGTTGGTCGTCAACAATTAACACAAGAGGAAGAATAACATGGCAACAGCATATTTGGGAGTTGTTAGTCCTTTCGCTATTTTCATTGATCCGAGAACGGGTAAACCTTTAGAATCAGGTTATATCTATATCGGGGCTGCTAACTATGATGCAGAAGCAAACCCTTTGACAACTTATTGGGATTCTGATTTGACAATAACTGCCCCACAGCCAATAAGAACACTATCCGGTTTCATGGTTAGAAAAGGAACTCCGACAAATGTTTATATTGCAGAACTTGGATTTAGCATTACGGTAAAAGATAAAAACAAAAATGTTTTATATCGCGCATTCAATGTAACGGCAACCCCTTCCAATATTCTGGATGAAGACGACTTTGCAAGTGATAGTGCCATAAACGCTCCATCTCAACAAAGCGCAAAGGCTTATATTTCATCCGGAACTATAACAATGACAAATAAAACTCTTGCAAGTCCTATTATAAACACGCCAATTATGAGCTCTCCCGTTATAACGGGGGGAACCTTAAACGGAGGCGGGGCTCTAACGGTTGATTCTGATGAGCTTAACCAGTTGGACGGGTTAACTGTAGACGGAACCTCCAATGGAGATATAGTGACTAAGCGGGGAAACGAAGGATTATTGATACCTATAGCCTATGGAAGGGTAGAATATACAGGAAGTATTACAGCAAGTAAGGGTGTAAATTCTGTTGTGCAAGGAAGTACAGGTTTTGTAACTGTAAATTTAAGTAGTACTATAGCATCAAATAATACTATAGTCGTTGTAAGTGGCGAGCATTATTCAATAAATGCTGCTGGTTATTATAACAATACAAGTAGTGTAATGATAACTACCTATACCATTGGTGCTGGATATTCATTTGCTGCATTTAATTTTGTAGTATTTAAAACTGCGGCCTAGAATTTAAACGCTATTGGTATTGTAAGTTTTGGTCCGTATCCGCGTTGATAATTGTGAATAACGGCTAAACACTCAATTGTCAAGAATGATCCAATCCAACCGGATCGAAATTTGGTTGGAAGTGCCCAGGTAACAAAGGTATGAGCGATTATTGCAGCGCCAATGTAGAGATTAATCTTCTCTTGACTAGGCTCAGAGCCCAACCAGGGATTTGATTCTTTAACTTTCTTGGAACGGAATTCTTTTGTTTGCATCCAGTCAATGACTGTTACCGAGATGTAAGCAGCTTGAAGTTTTATTTGTTGTTTTGATAATGGAGTGAACCATTCATAAGCTTGGCAGGACATCGAAATGATACAAAGAATGCTTGCTAAAAAAAATGATTTAATATTCATGACTGTTCTTTAATTTCCTCCATCTTTAACTTCGTTGATCAAAGCCTCAACCGTTCCCTTTCTCACTTCACTTTTTAAGCACCCGATGAACATAACAGGATTTTTTTCTGCATTCTTCTTATCAATACTAATTATCTGATCTATGGTCAGATAATCGCCTTCATCTCGATAGAAATTCGGGCTTGTTTCATATTCGAATTCAATCGTTATCTTTGCTTTCAGTTTTATTGCCATCTTTTGCTAGCCTGATAAATTCAAAGACGGTCGGAACTAAATCGTCCTGAACGGTTAAGTGCTCCGGCATATCATTTCTTTCATAAACACATTTAAAGCCCTTTTCAGTCATCACTTGTAAAACCTGATATGGACCTTTTCCGGGCCTGAAAGCAATATTCTGGTCAATCAAATATTGCTTGAAATCCTCAAGTTTCGACTTGTGCAATGTGCATCTATTTGCCATTTCTTCCCCAGATTTTAACTCTTTATCGAGTCCAGTTGTTTCGACGGTTGTTTTATAACAGTAATCGATTCCAAGATCCCAACCACAAGCAAAGCCTTTTGCATAAGATTCCTCGTAAACCTCAAGATAAAATTCCTGAAGACAATCGGACAAAGTATCCTGGCTTATTCCAGGAGCTTCTGTGCATCGCTTGATATATTCATTAGCACGCTCAGCGCGTTCTTTGAACGATTTCATTCGCTAATTCCTCCGAGAATACTTCGTGAGCATGGGCTCTATTATAAAGCTTCATCGCTTCAGTTATTGCGTTTTGACGTTCGACAGATTGAGTTTTAAAGATCCTCCGGAAGTCCTTCCAGATCTCCCTTTCAGCAACACAGGTGAATGTTGTATATTTTACTTTATCGAATGGTACCGGCATATCAGTCCTTCTTTTTTAGTTTAAAAAATCTGCAGATTTGAGCAACTGCAATGAATAAATTTGCGAAATTCTTTGAATAGTCCTTTGAATCAGTATCAAACATACCAAACTGATGGTTAACTTCATGCCACTTACAGACTTGAAGATGAATGCATTCAAAACAGCTATCGTTTGCTTTTTTAGTCTCCATGATCCCCATATCTGGTAAGTATTTCTTTAAACCTCTCCTTTTGATCAGAGCAAAGTTCACGGAATGACACATTCTCAATTTTCTGATCTTTCTTAAGTTCTTCTTCAATCAATTTAATAAATGTTTCGATTTCCAATTTCAATTCCCTAACTCGAACCTTATCATCTAAAGCAATCATTCGTTCTTCAACAATTGCTTTTTCAAGCTTTTCAATCTTCTTTTCATAGTCTTTACACAACGGGCAATCTTCACCGTCCATGAATGTTGAAAATTCTTGCATGACCCCTCTTGTTGTTGGGTGGAGCGGTTTAGGGATTCGAACCCCGATTGAATTATCACGATTTCCACGTCTAAAAATCGAGGAGCTCTCAATCTCTGCCAATCAGAACCACTCCATTTTTCCATTAATTGTTGGGTGGAGCGGGCAGGGCTGGATACCTGCTTGCTATATTCGAGAGGACGTTTGCAACCGTTTAGCAGCTCCCTCACTCGCGATAATTCTGCCACCACTCCATATTTTTCTGACATGTTAGTTAGATCGTAAATCAATATTTTTAATCATGCAATACTCTTTTTGTATCTTATATATCTTTTTAGTATTGACATAGTATCTTTTTCGAGGTTAACTCAGTTTAACGAATTTCAAACAACCAATTATAAACCTAAAAAGGAAAATCATGAATGAAGAACAGTTGGAGAGAGGGAACGTTTTAACGGACAGAATGAAAACCTTAAAGAAAAAAATTGAGAATTTTAAAAAGATGGAATCTGGAGATTATGTATTCGTCAGGTTTCATGGCTTTAATGCCGATCTCTCTGAGCAAACTCTGAATAACATCAAACAGATTTGCATTGCAGAAATGGAGAACAAGCTACAGGAATTGGAAAAGGAGTTCTCCAATCTTTAATTTTTGTTTAACCCTTTATACATGGAGATTTTTTAAACATGAGAATTGAAATCGCAAACATTTCTTTTGAAAATTTCAAAGGATTTGATAACAAAAGCTTTGAGCTTTTCCCCGGGAGAAACATTTTGATAGGGGACAATGAGACAGGAAAAACCACGTTTGCGGATGGTCCTACCTGGCTCATTGACGGAAAAGACAGCCTTGGAAAAGAACGGTTTGATATTAAACCATTAGATAAAAATGGAGAACCCCTTCATAATTTGACCTATTCTGTTGCTGCCCAGTTCAGGCGTGATGATGAACTGGTTCCCGCAATATCCAGATCTGTCACTGAAGTTTGGACAAAACCGAGAAAACAGAGAACAAAGCAACTCACCTCTCACAAAACAGCTTTCATCATTGGATCGGATGTTGATGTCAGTCCAACTAATTTTCAATCTTTTGCCCGTGAAAATCTCAGGGGAGACGACTATAAATTAGTTTCCGATCCCCGTTATTTTCCCAGCCTTCCAACTCAGAAGAGACGTGATTTATTGACGAAGATTGCGGACCTTACCGAAGAAGAAAAAGACAAAATTATTTCCTCGATCGGTGACCTGAAAACGAAAATCGGTAAACGATCGGTTGAGCAAGTAAAGAAGATTTACCAGCAGAGAAAAAAAGTGTTAGACGATTCCGACACGATAGATGGGAATAATTTTCAGTCAATTCCCGCCGTTTTGAAAAATATCAAGGAAAGACTTGATAATTTTGGCGCCATTCAGGATAAAAAGCTGCTGGAAAAAGCTGTCGTTGATGCTGAAAATCTGATTGAAAAATATCAGACCGAAATTGACAGAATAAAAACGGGTGACTCTGGAGTTAATGAAAAGCTGAAGGAACTTAACCAGAGGCTTACCACCATCACTAATGAATTTTACGCTGAAAAGGGAAAGCAGACACGATTCGAATCTGCAAGGCAGGAAGATATCAGAAACTTACAGAATGATATCTCTACGCTGAATCAGGAGATATCTGATCATCTGGATCTCGTAAGAGATCTTTTGAAGCAATGGGAAACGGTAAAAGTAGAGCAATTAGTCCAGGATAAGCTTTGTTTCAACTGTAAACAGCCGCTCCCTGATGGAATGCTCACTTCGATTGATGACTTCAACGAACACAAATCGACTCGCCTTTCTGAAATTGAAAAGAGAGGTCAGGACGCAGAAAACGAAATCAAAGCCTTGCGGGAAAAGGTCAAGGAAAAAGAAAAGGAGCTTGAAGAACTGCAGAAAATTGAGCCTTATGAAATTGTGAAACAGGATAAATCTCCGGAAATGTCAAAAATTCAAGCTGAGATTAATCATCTTATCGAGAAAAAAGGTGAAGTTGAGATTCCAGACGAATTAACCCACAATTTGGAAATGGCCAAAAATGAGCTTAAAAGGGCTCAGGAATCAGTTTCAGAATTCACCGTTCTTGAGGATCAAAGAAAAGAATATGAGGAAAAGACAGCCATACATAAAAAACTGGCTGCGGAATATAACCTCATTTCGGAATTTTTTGACCTTGCCGAAAAATACGAACATAAGATTGCAGAGGAAACCGAAAAGAAGGTTAACAAACTGTTCAAAATTGCGAAGTTTAGAATGTTCCGAAAACAGATGAATGGTGAACTCGATTTTCGCTGTGATATTCTTGGGCCGAATGGCGATGATTTTTACACCAATGTTAATAGTGGAACAAAAATCAAAATTGGATTGGATATCATTAAAGTTCTTCAAAAACACCTCGACCTTTACGTTCCCATTATCATTGACAACGCCGAAAGCGTTTCCAACATTCCGGAAATGGATTGTCAGGTAATCGAACTGTACAAGTGTTCCTGGGAAAAATCTCTGGAAAAGGCATTTGCCGTTGATTGGTTTGGGAATTATATTTCGGAAAAGACCTTCCAAAGTTTGGACGGCACTCTCGCCGGAAAATGCCAATTATTAGTTGATCAAGAAGCATAGGAGATTAGAAAAATATGGCTAATCAACAACAAGTTACGAAACAATCCAGGAATATAATTGATGCCCTACAAAAGGTGTTGACTATTCCACGGGTAAAATCCCAGTTCGAAAATGCCCTTGGTAAACACCAAGACGTTTTCTTCGCTTCTTTGATCGATATTGTCTCAGGGGACACAAAACTTCAGCTTTGTGAACCTGCCGCAATTATTAGAGAAGCACTAAGAGCAGCCCTGCTCAAGCTTCCTTTAAATAAATCCCTTGGATTTGCTTACATCCTTCCATTCAAAAACGGGAAGTTGTCAAAGAGACTTGGCTATGATGTTTATGAGCCAACTTTTATTCCAGGTTATAAGGGAGACGTTCAGCTGGTTCAGCGAACATCCATGTTGAAAAAGATTAACATGGGGTGCCTTTATGAGGGCCAGACGGTTAAAGAAGATTTGCTGTCTGGAGATTTGACTTTTGGCGGTGAAGCGAAATCCGAAAAAGAGACTCACTACTTTGCCTACTTTGAATTGACTAACGGATTTTCCAAGGCAGAATGCTGGTCAAAAGAAAAGGTGATTAAACATGCCCAAAGGTATAGTCCTGGGTATCGGGCAAAGGTTGATTCATGGGTGAACAATTTTAAGGAAATGGCTTGCAAAACAGTGCTGAATCATATTTTAGATATTTATGCCCCCAAAAGTGTTGATTTTCTGTTTTCGCAAGAAGCACCTATTTTACTTGGAAAAGAAGAGAATCCATTTGATGGGGATGATAACGGAAATCAAAACGATGATTCTACCCCTCCAAATCAAGAACCGAATCAAGAACAAAACCAGGAACAAACAGGTCAGACCCAGGAAGATGCTCAAAACGTTGAAAACAGGAAACCGGGATTCGGTCAGACTGTGAATCAATAAATAATTTTATTCCTTAATTTTTTACACTCGGAAATACGATGATTAATTTCGTATTTCCACTAAATAAAAAGGAAATTCATGGAAAACATTGAACAAAATGAACTAAATCAGGAAGAAGTTGTTGTATATGACACCGAAACGACAGACCTACCGGATTGGAAGAACAAGAGCGATGGAGAAAATCAACCTCACCTCGTTTCTCTGACTGCCATTCGTTGTAACAAGGAAACCGGTGAAGAAATCCAGAGAATCAGCCTGATTGTTGCATCTGAAGGCTGGGAAAGTACTGAAAAGGCTTTTGAAAGACATAGAATTACGAAGGAATATTCTCAAAAAGTTGGATTGCCTGAAGCATTTATTGTTCAGACATTTCTTGATCTTTGCAGAGGATGTTCAACAGTTGCCCAAAATTGGTATTTTGATTACCGAATGATCAGGATCCAGCTGAAACGCTATGGATTTTCTCAAGATGTTATTGATGGATGGAAAGATAAAACCCACGAATGTACTATGAAAATGGCGAAACCCATAATGGAGTTACCGCCGTTCAACAAACGCTGGGGATGGAAAAATCCAAATTTGACAGAAGCTTATAAGTATTTCACCGGAAAAGATTTGGGAGAAGAAGCCCACAATTCCAGATTTGATGCTGAAGCCTGCCGGGAAATCTACTTTGCAATTCGGAAGCTTGAAAAAAAATCTGTGGTGGATGCTGAATTTGATGATTTGAAAACGGAAACTGCGAACTTTAAGCATGATCCACTTCCCGATCCGGATCTTGAAACTGATGACGGGATTGAATTTTAATTTTTAAACATAAGGCAATTATGGCAAGTCAAAGGCGCTCAATTTGGGAAATCCGCTTTTATCGACTCAAAGAACTTCTCCTTCAGAAAAGAGATGTTATTGAACGGAAAGCGGGAAGAATGACTTTATCAGAAGAAATTACCCAGCAGGATGTGAACAACCTCAATTCAAGACATCAGGTTGTTGATGAACTGATAGAAAAAGCCGGTAAAATCGAAACTTCCAAAGCGAACCGAATATTTTTGGAGAGGGATTTCGAATGAAAAAATTTAAAATTAAAAAAGTTAAATATAAACCTGCCACATATAACGGAAAACCTGTTCGTTTATTATCCGGTCATATGGTCTATTCAGGAACAATTCAAGTTCTTGTCAATGAAGTCCCCAAAGCTTCCGACTTTGAATTCAAAAGAATCGGAAAATTTCTGTTTGCTGAAAGAGATGGATTTGTAAAGATCTTCAAGCACGAGCCTGGGAGCAAAGATGGATTCGGGGGATGGGAATTAACCTTGAATGTTGGAGGTGATAGAATTACATACAAGGGTTGTCTTTGGGACCCAATGGGATTTGATGATATGTCGAACGTTCCTGAATATCGATCTGTTTCGATTACGGATGATCCTGAAGTGATGAAGGTTGGTTACACCTTTTACAGTGGTTATGTTACTAAAAAGCTCTACGAAAAGCTTTGTAAAAAAGCCGGGGTTAAATTGTTAGTTGGGAGTAGATCATGAAGATATTAGGCGAAGCAAAAAACCGCAAATATATCTGTGAAGTCAGCCACCAGGAGCTTGAAAAATTCCTTAACCAATACTATGGGAATTTAAAAAGCCTATCTCCTGGCGATGAAATTGATCTTGGAAAGGGTTATAATTTTTTATCAGAAACGAAATCCGCTGTGGGTAAAGTCCAGGATTTTATTGAATCTAACAAATTAATAATCGAGGCCATAATAAATGGCGTTAATTTGATGGGAAGAAATGAAAATCATATCGATAGCAAGTAGCAGTTTAGGCTGCTGTTACCTGGTAGATTTTGGGAAACATCAGATCATTCTTGAGTCTGGTGTTTCCGTGGATAAAATCAGAAGGGCAGAAGGTTTTGATTTTTCGAAAGTCGCTGCCTGTCTTGTTTCCCATGTCCACCAGGATCACTGCAAGTATGTTCCAGAGATTTCAAAACTTGCGATTCCTATCTTCTCAACAGAAGAGGTTTCGGAACGGTTTCACTCTTCCATTGTCAATATTATTGAGCCCGGTGAATCTCTCAGAATTAACAATAATTTATATCTGGAAGTTCACGGAATGACCCATGATGCTCAATGCCTTGGTTTTGAAGTGCAGCATTATAAAAATGTATCTGATTCGGGATTCATGACAAAAGATGAGGTTTTGTTATATGTCACGGATACCGGAGAACTTGAAATTGAAATTCCCGGGCTCACCCACTTAATGATTGAGACAAACTACGCTTTTGATTTGCTGGTAGAGTCGACCAGGGATAAATCATCACTTGGCAGGGTTTTTGATGGTCACCTTGAGATAAATATAGCCATCGAATTTGCCAAGAAACATTTGAAAACACTGAAACAGATTTACCTCTTACACTTATCAGACGCCCATTCCGATGCCGAAAGATTTCAAAGCATGATGGCAAGAGCAACGGGCGTTCCTGTTTATATTGCTGATAAATAAAAAGCATAATTATGAAACCATGTGGCTGTATTCCATGTTCCGAGTGCGAAGGATCCGGAACGGTATGGATTTCTTTCTCTGGTGAATATTTGGGAAATAACAAATGTGATGATCTGGACGATCTGGAAACATGCCCAGCTTGTGAAGGAACCGGGCTAAGTCAAATCTGTGATTCATGCAGGGAACAATATTTTGAAGAGGATTAGTAATGTTTAAAGCTCCAGAACAATTCAGATATAGGAAAGGCGTGCTTGGCACAACAGAAAAAAATGGAAATAATGGTTTGTTTTTGCTTCCACATTTTGGGGTGATGCTTTTCTGTGTTTGTGGAGACGGTGAAGGATGGGAACATGTTTCGATCAGTATCAAGGATCGCAAACTGACAAAGGACATCAAACGTTGTCCGACCTGGCAGGAAATGTGTTATGTTAAAAGTGCTTTCTGGTCTAATGATGAGGCTGTGATTCAGATTCATCCCAAACTCGAAGATTATGTTGACTATCATCCATTCACCTTGCATCTCTGGAAACCTAAAAATCAACCCATTCCATTACCGCCGGCGGTAATGGTTGGGCCTCAAGAATAAAAAAATGGACAAATCAGCTTACATTTCAAAGGATGGCCTCTATCGATATTGTTTAACTAGAATATGGGATAGAGAAAAACCGTTTGTTTGTTTCATCGGCTTAAATCCATCAACTGCAGATGCCGAAAATGATGATCAAACAATGAGAAAGGAAATAAACTATGCCGATTCATGGGGATATGGTGGGCTCTATAAGGCTAATCTATTCGCATTCAGGACCAAAGAGCCAAAGGTTATGAAGAAAGCAATTGACCCAATTGGGCCAGAAAATGATTTTTGGATAACGGCGGCGGTTTCATTGTGCGACCTTGTGTTATTTGCATGGGGAAATGATGGTTTATTTATGGATAGAGGAATACAGGTTGTTGATATGATCAAAGCAGAACGAAAGGTCTATTGCCTGACTAAAACAAAATTAGGGCAACCTGGTCATACGCTATATTTGAAAAAAGATCTTAAACCGATTGAATTTTAAGTTACACTATAACAAATAAAACAATGGAAACATTAAAAGATAGAGTTGATAAACTCTGCGACAAGATTTATACAGGAGCTCCTGAAATTACTAAGGGGGAGATGAGGGAAGAGATTGAAGCTGCTTTGATTTCCGAGCGGGATCTTATCCGGGAAAAGCTTTTAAAAGTATTTGAAGAAGATGTTTTACATTTCCCAGATAAATTTGAAGAGCTTTTAGAAATTAAAGCTTTCATGGAACGATGGAATGATTTCAAAGGAGCGATAAAGATTACCTACGATGAAAATAGAAAAATTACTCTCAATGGGACGGACGCGCTTATGATTCTCAAAGCTGTTGAAAATTTTAAACCTCCATTCTGGACTTAAAAATAATGACACTACAAAACATTTCCCCTGAAGTCGTTAATTCCTGCCCTCATTGTGGAGGTAAAACAGGCGTAAAATTCTATCAGCATGCTTACGCAAGGTTTTCTGTCAATTGGGGCAATGGAATATCAAACAAGCGGCTTATATCTTATAAAATCACGGGAACTGAAACCAGGACAGTTGTTTGTGAGGATTGCGGTAAGCGGTTCCGATTGATAGAACCTTTTCCGAAATAACTAAACATGAACCAACCTTATTCAAACAAAAGAATTATTCAAAAAGATACATGGTCTTGCTATGCCTGTGTTGCTGCAATGATAACGGGAAAACCAGTCGAAGATGTTTTTAATTTTTTAGGTCATGACGGATCAGGGTTTGATGAAAAATCTTCTCATCCAGAAAAAAGACGTGGAATTAGTACCATAGAAATAATTCAATATTTATCTGAGCACAGGTATTCTTTAGGGGAATGGGCTGTTTTTAAGGATCATCCAATAAATTTGGCTCATTTTAATAGTATTGAATTAAACCTTATAATTGAGGGTACTAAAGCAGTAATCATTGTCGAATCGCAGCGATTGAAAAACTGTCACCATGTTATTTATTGGGATGGATTTCATATTTTTGATCCGAATCCATTGCAGAAGGATTTACCTTCATTATCCGAGTACAAAGTAATTCAATTTATTCCCATATTATATCATCAGGAGGATTGATGGCTTTTACAATTATAAAACATAGAAAAAAAGGCAAACCAAGAAGACCCCGTAAAATTATAGATGGCGTTGAGCATGCCCAATGCAAATGTGGAAATTGGACGATTCCAGATAAATATCGATACATCATTTGTGACGATTGCAGAGAAAAAAGAAAGCTCAGCCGTAGAAAAAATAAGGGCGAAAAAGTCAAATTCGAATGGACAAAATTAAAGCACGGAAGAAAAAAAGTTATTGTAGATAAAAACTTTAAAATCACTCAGGAGGAAATTGATAAAGCTATTCAGAAATATTTAAATTCAGGTGGTAAAATAACGAAATTACAAGTCGGGGACACAATTACAGAATTTCCATCCGGTTATTTGGAAGTCCACGAATTTTTGATGGAACCATAATGTACTACAAAGGAAAAACTAAGCGGAAATATTCGATAGAGTGTCCGAATGCCGCCACCATTGAAGATCTGAAAAACCGTCTTGCCGATCGGGATATGTCACCGAAACAGTTTTTTGATACCTATTATCGAAAGTTCGATCAGGAGATGGGATATTCCGATTTCTGCAGAATGGTCAATTGGGATGATATTGTTAATCTGCATTTGATTGATGCCATCAATGATTTCATTGAGGATTGTTTTTAGCTTGACAGGGTGTTTTTTTGTCATGTAATGTTCGACTGTGATTTTAACTATAAAACAGGATTATCATGATATTGACTAGAAAAAATGCTTCTGAAAAGTTGCCAGAAGTCAGGGAAAAGTTAGGATTAACTCAAGAAAAACTTGCTGAAAAAACAAAAATCCAAAGACAAACCATTGGGAGAATTGAAGCCGGAGGAATCCCAAGAGCTGTGACAGTTTTCAAAATCAACGAATACTTAAAGCTTTTTCCCGAAGAATAATGATTCATGGAAACTGGGTTCCAATCCATAAAGGATTTGCCAAATTTTTACCATTGGATCGGCCTTATGGGGAACATGAAGCTATGCTATCTGTATCCATCGATTATGACAACGATAAGTCTGTTTCTGTGACTGGATATGCAACTCAATGGAAATGGTCCCGTACAAAAGTTAATGCATTTTTTGAACGCTATGGAATTGAGATTGAATACAAAAACGATACCAAAATATTGCAAAAACAAAAAGGACAGATCAAAAAACAGAAAAAAGACAGAAAAGAAACAGAAAAAGGACAGATAAGATTCATTGATAGTAAGGTTTCACAAGATTTGAAAGACAGAAAAAAAGCAGAAGAAGAACAGAAAAAAAGCAGATCAAAAGACACTACTATAGATCCTATTTTAGATCCTGATCCTGATCCTGATTTAAATACTAAAGTCGAATTTGTTGTCCAGTATTTGAATAAAAAAGCCAGTACCAATTATAAATCTACAACTAAGAAAACAATTTCCTTGATTAAAGCACGAATCAAAGAAGGTTATGTTGGAAAGGACTTTATGGCGGTGATTGATAAGAAAACAGCCGAATGGATCGGGACGGAGCACGAAAAGTATTTGAGACCGGAAACATTGTTCGGAAACAAATTCGAAGGTTATCTAAATCAAAAAATAAACCCTAAAAAACCTCAAACAATAAAAGAACA